GAATCACGAGCAGCTTCACGTCGCTCACGCTCGGCAGATCCATCCACTCGAAAGGAACATCGAGTCGATCGATCCACCTCGAGATCATATCCGCATCCGCTTTCCTGTCGAAGTTCACACACAAGAGATACTTCATCACTTCACCTCAGGAAGATCTGAATACTTGTCGTCGATGAATGGCTGATCGACAACAAGCAGTTGATACTCACCTTCTCGAAACCACCACGACGCGATTTGTTCGTTCAACTGATCGATTGCGTCTGCAACTGATTGTCTTTCCAGATCTACCGTTACGACGATCGCTATTTGATGTAACATTTTCACCTCAGCACGGAAGGCCGATATCGGATATCCAGTCCAACATCGGCCACTCCGCTCTACTTCAACCTGGCTTCGATCTCCGCGAGGTTCCCACCTCTCTTCACGAACTCCTTCTCCAACGCGTCGATTCGCTTCTTCTCGAACTGACGACGCTCGCTCGCTCCCTCGTTCCTCGAATCACGATAGAGCACATCGTACTCTCCCCGATTCAACATCTGCAACGTCTTCTGCGTGCCGTACGACTTCGTCAGCAACGCAATCGCCTGCTCGACGGTCTCGTTCCCCGTCAGCTTAACCGGAACCGCTTTCTCCGCTTGCTTCGCACTCGGCATACTCACTCCTTTTCGATATACAGAACCATTCCATATATCACAATCCATCATCCTCCAACTCCCACTAACAACATCCTTTAGGGGTTCCAGGGGTGGCTTCAGGAAACGAGCTTCGGCTCAAAAAGAAAGGACCGTATCCGAAGATACGGCCCTCTCGACCCTACAGCTCGCTCGGCTCCTCCTTCTCGCTCCAGAACCGATTCACCTTCCGGCCGATCATCTTGACCTCGGTTCCATCACCCTTGGTCACGACCATCTCCCACCAACCGGCCTTACTGCCCGGTCGCACCTTCACGGTATAGCTCGGACCGAACTCAGCCTTCTTCGACTTATCAGCTCTATCAGCCATAACTCACTCTCCTTACTATCCAACACCCCCATACCCCCAAACTTAGAAAGGTTCCAACTTTAGTGTCGGCCTTTCTCAAATTACCCCATTTTCCACTCATGGCACTCAATCATCAGTATGCGGATCCAATGGACGTAGGCTATACTGGCGGTATGAAACTGATGGAGGAGCTGCGTTCCGCAAAGGCGGAGCTCTCCTTTGTCACGGCGACAGTTGAAGGATATCAGGAGCCGGTACGGCACGAGTGGAGAATGATGGCGGAGCTGCTGATGAGAGCACCTTCGACGTCAAAGAGAGACCTCGCAAAGTCCCTCGGTTACGGGTATCACACGATCCTCTGTTGGCTCCGCGACGCTCGGTTTCAGCGATACTTCAACTGGCTGAATAAGAAGGAGATGGACAACCTTCCTCCTTCCATGTTACCGGAGATCAGTGTCAAAGATATCTTCCAGCAGTACGAAGTGGAGATGGCGCAGCGTCTCGTCGACATCGCGCAGATGACGGGGGATGAGAAACTCTCCGCGAGCATCGCGCAGGACTTCCTCGATCGTGCGGGTCACGCTCCGAGGCACCGAGATTCAGGCCGGCCGCTGATCATTAACATCGCAGTGTCGGATCTTGAGATGTTTCAGCGTCGCGCACAAGAAGCGAAACTAGTCAGTGGAAATACTCTCGAAGAACGCGCAGAATAAGTTCTTCAACGAACAGTTGAGGATCACTCCTCCGACGTCGAGTGACGGAGACAAACTCCGTGACGACCTCCGTCGAATGGGGAAAGCCTCGCTTTACTTCTTCAGTACGGCCATCCTCAAGTGGGATAAGCTTCAGGACGATCCGCACCTCGAGATTTGTAATTTCATCCAGACGCCGAACGCTCCTCCGTTGGCCCCGTTCCGTAAGTGTTTGCTTGTCCCGCGAGATTGTTACAAGTCCACGATAGGGAGTAAGTCCCTTCCGTTGTGGTATCTCATTCAGGACGATTTGATGGGGATCCCCGGGCTTGAGCATCGCATCTTGCTTTGCTCGTCCGCGAGTACGAACGCTCAGAAGCAGATTCAGTCTATCCGTCAACAGATCGAGCGGAATCAGGTCCTCGCATGGGTCTACCCGGAGATCATTCCGGATATCACGAGGACAACCTGGACGAATTCGAACCTCCTCTTCCCCCGTCAAGGAATGTATGGTGAAGACACGATCGAGGCTGCAGGTGCTGACTCGCACATCGTCTCTCGTCACTACACCATCCAAATCAAGGATGACCTCGAAGACAAGCAGAGCTTTGAACAGCCTACGGTTCGCGAGAAGGTTATCTCGTTTTACAAGTCCGCGGAAGCGCTCTTCGTAGACGAGCAGAGCTCGATCGACATCCTGATCGGGACGAGATGGGGTATCGACGATCTCTATTCGCACATCCGCGAGAACGAATCCGACGTCTACGGATTCTACACTCGTCCTCTTCACTGGACCCGTGAGGACCTTCAGCTCGATCTTCGTCAGGCGGAGGAAGTAAGCAAGCCGCCCGTCTACGAGATGGATCCGGAGAAGTACGCTCCGGAGAGTGGGAAAACGTACTACTTCTTCCCGGAGCTCTTCCCTCCTGAGTCGTGCGAACGCGTGAGGCGGAAGCAGGGGTCGTTCATGTATTCGATGCTGTACTTGAACAACCCACGCGATCCGGCTCTTGCCGAGTTTCGTGAGGCGGATCTTCGCTACTTCTCGATGGATAAGGAAGGGAATCTCGTCATCGAGAATACGGATGAGGCGAAGTTTGAAATCGTGCAGTTCGATTCTCTCGTTCGCGTGATGTTCTGGGATCCGGCGCTCTCCGCGAAGGAGCAGAAGAAGCGGTCTCGCAATGCGATGATCGTCATGGCGAGGGATAACAGGGATCGCTTGTTCATCCTGGACGCCTACGCCGTTTATCAGAACGCGGCATTCTTATTCTCCAAGTTCATCGGGCTGCACCAGCAATGGCGTGTAGGCAAAGCCGCTGTTGAGGACGCAGGCTTCCAACGCATTCTCACCTTCCCGCTTTATCAGCGTCAGAAGGAGATGAACTACCACTTCCCCGTAGAAGGGCAGCCGCCCATCGGAGAGAAGGATGCGAGAATTCGGACTCTCATTCCTTACACCGAAACTCACAGCCTTTTCATTCGGAGAGGGCTCATCGACTTTGTTGAGGAGATTAGAGGATTTCCTGTTTTCCCAACCAAGGACTTGGTCGACGGTGCAGCAGCTTGTCTTGCCCTTATCGCTAAGGCTGGAGCAGCTAAACAGGATCCTAACGCCAATCGGCAGCGTCGCCATCTCCAGGCGGTAGAACGCGATCATCTCGCAACTCGGTCAAAGGTCACGGGGTACTGATGTGAAGAAGAAACAGGACGAGGAAGAGGAAGAAAATGCCGACCAGAAAGAACCGAAGAAAAAAGCGAAGAAAGTAGCTCCGCGTAAGGCGGAACGTGTTGCCAAGCCGGAGACCGGTAAGCGCCCGTTGAGTGTCGACGGGATCGTGAACAAGGGCGTCGGCAAGGAACGTCCATGGGAGAAGAACGCTCCCTGGAACCGAAAAGATCCGAAACGGAATAGCAGATTCGAACATGCCCGGACGGCTTCAAACAACAAGGATTGAGCTGAATGAGACGCAGGAAACTGCGTTAGCTCAGCAGATCCATGTCGCACTTACGCACGCGCTAGAGGCGCACAAGGCGCGAGAGGAAAAGCTCGCGGAGTTGCTCGCAAGGTATAAGAAGGAGCCAGAGACTAAGGAGAAGTCGTATCCTTGGCCTGGTGCGAGTAATGTGGTAGTGCCTCTAGTGCAGATTGTAGTCGACGCGATTGTCGCGCGATTGATGAAGTCTGTTTTCGCGGCGAAGACGCAGTTTGAAGTCGAGATCAAGTCGCCGGCGTTCGAGATGAAGGAGAAGGACGTTCGGGATTGGTGCGAACACTTCTTCAGGACTTCCGGGTCGAGAGATCGGCTGCGTTCGATCTTCTTCGACCTCGCGCTGAATGGCGAAGCCGTCGTCAAGCCGATGTGGACGAGGAAGACTCGTGCGCATCATTTCTACGATGAGGCAGGCGTCGTCCAGGAGAAGGAGATTGTTGACTATGAAGGTCCAGTCTGGCTCTCGCCTGCTCCTGCAGATGTTGTCGGACCCTCAGGCTTTGATGAGTGGGACGAACGTCCATGGGTTGCACAACGTCTTCGGTATACATACGGTCAACTTCTCCAAATCGCGGAGGAGATGGAGTACGAGAAGGTTGAAGAACTTCGTGCGTTTGCTAAGGCACGCGAAGACGTTCGATACAAGACGGTTAAGTCGACTTCGGATGTTACTGCCGCCGAATCGAACGTAGACTGGCCAATCACGCTCTTCGAGATTTGGGGGTATTTCGAGATTCCCTACGTCACGGATTCAGGAGCGGAAGGAGAGGATCCGGCCTACGGGAAGAAGTATTGTGAAGTGATCCTCACCTACTGTATGGAGGCGAGGAAGTTCGTCAAACGGATCTACAACCCCTTCTTCGGGAGGGCACGATTCCTTCGTCGTATTCCGTACCTCGTGCAGGCGCATGAAGTGCATGGGATGGGTGCGGCAGAGCAATCGTTGTCGGGTCAGATCGAGGCGAGCACGATTCACAATCAAATCATCGACGCGGCGACTGCTGCGAACGGTGGTATTACGGTTGTTAGTCCTGAGTCGAACATCGCTAACCAGGAGAGGGTGTATCCTGGTAAGGTGATTGTCGATCCGAATCCGGATAAGGTGAGGATTCTGCATCTTGCGGAAGCGAGTATCACACTTCAGAACATGCTTCCGCAGGTCATCCGCATGACGGAGACGAGCACTGGTGTCTCCGCGTACAACCTCGGAATGGAATCAGCGATCGTGGGGTCACAGGCGACAGCCACCGGTACAACAGCCCTCATTAACGAGGGGAACCAACGATTCTGGGTGTCAATCGACGACATGCGGGATGCCCTTGTCGACGTTCTGTACCTCACGATCCAACTTGTCCAGCAGATGCAGCCGGAAGGCGTGAAGATCGCGGATGACCGGGTGATCAAGTTCCCGCAAGGGGATGTACGTACGTCTCTCGGTCTGACCCTCAACATGGCGTCGGAAGCCTTGAACAAGGATGTGGAGTTGCAGAACCTCCAAGTCCTCATGGCCGTGCTTAACGAGTACTACGCTCGTGTCCTCAACGCGTCCGCAATGATCTTCAACCCACAATTCCCGCCTGAACAGAAGGCGGCAGCAATCGCAGTCATGCAATCCGCTCATGACATCGTGAAACGCTTTGTCGAGCGCTTCTCCGTGGAGAACGTGGACACTATCGTCCCCAACCTCTTAACGGTTCTCCAGAAAGCACAGAATCCAAATGGCGGACAGCCAGCGACTGAACAGGCTCCACCCGTCCCAGGCCCGATCGGAGCTCCGCAAGGTCCTCCAGGAGGAACTGGAGCGATGCCATCAAATCCTGCGTACTGAGACGGTGTATGAAGAACTTCTCCGTGCGCAAGGACGAGCGAAATACATCTACGGTTGGTTGAGAGAGTACACAGAAGCTGAAACGGCTTCTTCACAGTCATCAACGAAAGAGGGAGATTCCCATGGCAGGAGCAACACTACCGGCTACTGATGCGAACGGCATCATAACAGAAGGTCCGTTCGCGGGCTTGAAACTTGCGGAGGTCGTGGAATTTGCAGCGACGTCTGTTGCGGCTGGGACAGAAGCGCCGAAACCTACTGCTCCGGCTGCGGCACCGAATGCTCCGCCTGCGAGTCCGGCTGATACTTTGGCTGCTGCGGCGAATGCTCGCTTGACTCCGATGGAGCAGTTCACTCTCTCGAGGTTCGAAGCGGATGACGAGACTGCGTTCGCAGCGACTGTGACGGATTACGATACTGTCCTCAAGCCGGATGAGCCGACCTGGAGGCAGAAGATCGCCGCGGTGAAGAAGAACATGCCTGCCGCGCAACGTGCTCAGGCGGGGTTCCATCGGTTTGTGTATATGAACCTGAAAGCGCAGGACCCGGAGATTCAGAAGCATATCTTCGCGACGGCGCCAGCAGCGTCAGCTCCG